TTGATTTAATAGAGGATTTAATAAAAGAGTATTCGAATGGTGAAATAATAATAGAAAACGAAAAAGATGAAAAAGAACCAAAAGATGAATTAGTTGATGATGTATTACAAATATTAAATGTTTATACAGCAAAAATGAATGGATTAAGGAAGTATAAAGGTAATATGTAAATTTATACATTTTTATACATTTTTATATCTACTAGTAGCTGTCCCATCAAATGAAATTATCAGTTCTATATTTATAAAATCTTTCTTAAGTAATAATGTTGAATTACCAAAAATAAAAGTTAATACAACACATTTAATGTTAATTAATTTATTATTACAAAATTTTATAAAAAAAGAAGTAATTGTAAGAGATTTAGATGAAAAAACAGCATCTAGTCTTTTTATAAATATAGATTATAATGACCTTTTGGATCAAAAACCAGATGATGTTAATATAAAAGAATTATTAGAATATATCTTAGATATTTGTTATACTCTAAATAAAAAATTTGAAATATTAAATATTGATGATAAAATTATAATTGATTATATATTAAATTCTAAATTACCAATGTATAAAGATAAAGGAGTTTTATTAGAATTTAATAGTTATACTATTGAAGAACTATTAAAAAAAGGATTTAAACATCCTGATTTTTTAAAAAAATCTGATTTGTTAAAAAAATCTAATCTTTTAGAAATATTTGGAGAAGGTAAATATAATAAAGATGATTTAAAAAAATCCGGGATATTAAAAATAATTAAAAAAGATAGTCAAAATTTAGATGGATTAATTACTATTGGATTTAATATACAAGAATTAAAAGATTTAGGTTTTACAATAGAATTATTATCTTCTAAAGGATTTAAAAAAGAGGAATTGGTTAGTAATGGATTTACACCTGATGAATATGGAAATGTATATAAAAATAAGGCTAATATATTTGAAAATAATTACGAAATACGATATAGACTACTATCTACACTAAAAGAAAATAAAACTGCAACACAAGATCAACTAAAGGAACTAGAAACTCTAAAAAAATAAATATTTTAAATTTTATAGAACTAATTATATATTTTGGTATAAATATATAATTATTTTAATAATTAATTATAATTAAAATAATTATGCCAAGTGGTTTTATTCAGTTATTATCAGTTGGATCAGAATACGAATATTTAAATAAAGATCCACATATATCTTTTTTTAATGCTGTATATAGAAGATATTCAAATTTTTATATGACAACAGTACAGATATATAATAAAGAATTTAGTAATACAAAAGATATTAATAATTTAAATAATTACGAAACATTTATTATACCTCCTAGTGGTGATTTATTAACAAATACACTTGTAAAACTAAGTTACAATAATAATAATTATTTAGAAATATTAAAAACCTATGTTGATCAAATTGATACAAAAACGTATGATATATTATCTTTTTACGATAACTATAATATATTAAAATATAAATATAGTAAAGCAGAAATAAATAATTTTGAAATTATTAAAATTAATTTTTTTAATGATAATGATAATAATTATTTAAATATATGGACAACAAATATTATTAAAAATAAAGATATAATATTAAATCTGATTAAATTTAATAATAAGATAGATATTCAGACAGATTCTACAGATAATTATTACAATATTTATTTAGAATATTTATATTATAGTTTTATTTATAATATTAATATTGATAGTTTAGGTAATGATCAATTAATATTTAATATTATAGATTGTATAGATTATGATAGGATAGATTATATTAGAATAGATTTGAATGAAATATCATCTTATAAATTATATACTAAAAATAAATTAATATATAAAAATTTTTATAATTTATTAATTACGACTAATTATTCTAATAATATAAAAACTGAGATTAAAATTTTTGAATCAAATATATATTATAAGATTAGGTCTGAAAATATAAATAATTATATTAATTTTATTAATCAAAGTATTAAAAACTTATCTAAATTTTTAGAAATTGAAATTATAACTGATAAAAAAAGAAGTAAAAATATTATTATATCTTATGATGAATATATAAAAAATCTTGTAAGTAATAAGATAAATACAAATAATATTGTATATTTACCAACAATAGAATCAAATACGAAATTAATTATTTATTATTATCCTAAAAATATATATTTTGGAAATACTGATAATTATGATTATAATGAATCTTTAATATTAATTGAAAAAAATCATATTAAAATATCAAATTATAATTTAATAAATAATCTAAGTTTAATAACTTATATAAGAATATTTTTAAAAATAGGGTGTATATCAGAGATTGATATATTAAAATTCTTAACTAATGTAAAAGATCCTAATTTTTTATATAATCTTGAAAATTATTATTCAAAAAATAATAACAATATTTTATTTTTTAAAAATGTTCTAGATATACTTATTAATAAAAATGTATTAATATTTAGTAATTCATCATATAGAACACTTATATTTCTTTATGAAAATTATATTTATCAAACAAGCAAAGCAAACTCATTTTTTTATTCCAAAAAAATATCAACTATCCAAAATATTATAACTCTTAAAAATTTATATACAAATATAATTACATCTATTAATTCACTTTATTTATCTACTGAAGGATTACTAAATTTTAGTATAAATTCGTCTATCTTTCTAAATTTTTTAAATCAAACTAAAAATGAATTTATTACTTTTAATGAACTTTATAGTGTTATAGCAAATTATGATTATAATAATTATTTTTTTAATAATAAATCAATAATAACTTTTAATAATCCAAGTAATACTATTTTATTAAAAGAAAATATTTTTTTATATAATTTTTTTGTAATTATTCTAATAAATTTAATTTTAAGTTCTATTGAACCTATTAGTGTAATATATTATAATTCATCTAGACTTAGAAATTCAGAAAATAATATAGATACAGATAAATTTAATATTTATAATAATTTAGGAAAATATAAGAATATATTGAATTCTTTTACTTATTCATTAAATATATTTCCTTTAACTAGTACATTATATTTAAATCAAATAAAAGGAGAAATAATTTCAGTATATACTGCTCAAAATAAAGGTTTAGAAGAATATTATGATAATATTTTAGAAAGTATATTAAAATTATTTAATATTTATGATGAATTATATTATACTAACATATATAAAAGAATTCAAAATTATACAATAGATGATATTAAAGCTATTATAAAATTATTTGATTTTAAGTTTATAGATATTGTTAATAATTATTATAGAGATAATGATTTTTATTTAAAATCCTTAACTTTAGAAAATATAAATAAACTTTTTACTTATTTTTACGAAAATCCTGCTATTTCTTTTGCCAATGGAACTTCAAATGATTCAACAATTTTAAAAGTTATATTTGATAAAGCAGATAATCAATTATTTGGTAAATCATTTTTAACATTTATTAATACTAAAACACCTGATTTAGCTGCTAATAGTTTATATATTTATAAATTTTTATTTATAGTAAATTCACCATTTTATCGTATTTATTTATTAATTAGATTTTTACATACATTTACTACATTATCAGAAGATTTTATTACGTTAAGAGATTATTTAACTTTTTATTTAATAGTATATATTTCTGATAAATCTTCTGCCAAAAATACAAATGTTATTTATCAAAATTTTGAAATAGTAGATAATAATTTTGATAATTTAGAATTAATAGATAATTTTATTTCATATGATGAAATAGAATCTGTCTCAAGTAATACTGTATCTGATGTAATAAATACAGTTGATAGTGAAAATTTAATAATATATACTAACTTTTATTTTACAAAATCATTTATAAAAGTTTTATCAAATATTGATAATATTTATCCAAATATTTATAATACATTAAAATATAATTATGATGATTTAATTTTTAATAATTTAATTACACAGCTTCAAAGTAATAATGAATTATTTTTTAATATTGATTATATAAATAATTTTTTGAATGTATTTTTTGATAAAAATAACTATAATCTTAATCTATTATTTAGTCTTATTCAAGGAGTTGATGTTAGTAATACAAGTGTAGCAGAAAATATATTAAATAATACTTTAGCTAAAAACTGTTATGATGCAGCATATTCGTTAGGAATATATTTTGATAATACTAATAAATTAAACACTGAAACAATTAATAATATTTATAACTTATATTTAGATTTTAACTTGATTTCCAATTTTAATGATTTATATTTAATTAAAACATTTGATGTAAAACGATACACAGATTTTATTAAAAAAGAAAATATTACAAATGGATTTTATTATTTTGATACTTTATATAACGGTATTAATAATTTAGCTACTATTAAAAATATTAATAATTATTATGATGAAGTTAATAATTCAATATTAAAGTATATATTAGATAATTTTAGTTATTTGAATAATTATTACATTTCGGTTGAACTATTTAATCTTTATTTAGCTTATTTTAAAGATGTGACTGATTTATATAATTCAACAAATGATACTAATATTAATTTATATAATTATTTACCTAATACACTCAATACTTATAAAAGATTAATTATTAATAATAAAATTATTATAATTTATTTTCTTTATAAATCTTTTATTGAACAATGTCTATTACTTGATGTAAAATATTATATTGAAAAAGTAAATTCTATAAAAAATTATAATTTAAAATTTAAAAATTTTATTATAGATAAATATGGATTTTATATTTATACAGATATTTTAAATAAATTAGTTGTAAATATAACTAAAAATATTACAAATTTATATTTAGATTATTGTCGTGTTGAAATTTTTTATACACCAAATAATACTAGAACTTTAACAAATTTTATAACTTTATCTAAAGATCCTTATTTAAATAACTATACTAATGGTGTTAAAAGTTATTTTAAAAAAGATACACAAAATAATATATATATAACAAGCACTGAAAAAATATATAATAAAAATGAATTTAATAATTTTTACATAAATTTATTTGAAAGTGATTTTAATATACAAGTATTAAGTATTGGTTTTTATCAAAATTTAAATAATTTATTAACAGGTTTAACAAATGAGTTATTAATCTATTTATTTTATATTTTAAGTAATAATTTAATTGATTTAATTATTGAAACTGATATTAATAAAAATCTTAATGAAATAAATCAATCAAATAAAAATGATTTTTATAATACAGGTATTATCTTCATAAAAAATACTTATAATGATATTAAAAATTTATTTGATAATAATTTTTATAATTTAGTTAGTAAAGCAGCATTAATAAATAAAATATTTGATTTAGTTGCCAATTTTTATGGTAAAAATAATATTAATTATTATAATGTATTGTATTATAAATACAATATTTCTTTTGATAATAATGTTTTTGATATTAGAATTAATTTAAATAATCTTATTAATAATAAAATATCTTATTCAACTGTTTGTGAAAAAGAAATTAATAGATTTTTATATTATTATATGACTAATTATGCTATTAAAATAATTAAAAATATACCTACTACTACTATTTTGGAAAATATTAATTTTATTAAAAATAATACTACTTATCAATATGTAAAAATGTATGATGTTTTATATAAAAATAGTAATAATATAGTATATGAAGAAAATTTAGAAATTTATCAAAATGAACAAGTATTAAGTTTATTAAATATTGATTTTTTTACTGATAAATTATCAACTATTAATAATTCATATTTTGTTGATTTTATATCAAGTATGTCAAATAATTATTATACAGATTATCTATACTTTTATAATTATATGAGTGATAATTTAGGACCTATTTTTAATAATGTTTTTATTAATAATATAAATGCTTTTGACTATTTTACAGATTTAAATAATATTGATGAACTAAATGATTATGTAAATAGTTTTTTAACATTAGAAGAATACTTCTCACCTTATTATATATATGATAATATTGTAGAATATCGTTTTAATAATTTAAATATTGATACTAAACTTAAATTAATTACAGAGAAAACTTTAAAAAAGATAATTATATATTTATTCATGTTATATTTAATATTACAAAGATTACCAATATATATTAATGAAAATTTAAATTTGAGAATAGATTACATATTAGAATATAATATAATTAGTGATAAAATATCATTTTTAATTGGTGATGTATTAAATCCTATAATTATAGCTGATCTTAAAAAACTTATTTATGATATGTATAGCATTGATTCTAAATATGATTATTATACAAATGATTATGATTATAATGATATATTTATAATTAACGTTATTAATAATAATTTAAAACAGATTAAAATAAATAATTATTTAGATTTTGCTAGAAATTATTTAAATTCATATATTGATAATATAATTTCAATTCAAAATAAATCATCGTTTTTTAATTTGGTTAATGAAATTAATAATATATTTACTTACGATGAAGTTTTTAATAATTATCAGTTGTTAATATATTCAGGTTCAATAGATCAATATTATTATCAATATAATTTATATGATTTAAATAGTTATACATCAACAAGTTTAAATAATAATTCTTCTAATTCATTATTTTTTGAAAATGTAGTTTTTTATTATGATAAAACTGATATATACAACATTAATATATTACTAATTAGATTTATTCTATATTTAGAGGCATTTGGTATATCACTAAGTAATACACAAAAAAATAATATTGATGGTATAATTTCTTATACAAGACTAAATGCTATTAATATTAATCCAACATTAGAAAATATTAAAGGTTTTAATGGTTATAATGATTATTTATACATGTATCAAGAAAATAATGATTATACTAATAATAATAATTATTTGATGAGAAATGATATGTCTTGGAATTATATTTTAAATTTAATGGTTAATAATTATGAAAATAATTTTTCATTAATTACACCTATAGATTATGATTATGATACCGCTTTTGTTAATTTTGGAAATATTTATAATAAAAATATAAATCTATATAAAAAATTTTATAATTATAATTACAATTTTTATATGTATCCAAATAATTTTGTTGGTATTTATCAACAAAAAGAAGATTTTTATAATAAAATATTAACAAATAAAGCAAATTTATTTAATATTAAAAGAACAAATTATAAATTATATAAATTACTTTTTGATAATATAATACTTACTAAATTTTCAAATGTATATTTAACATATGAAACTACATTTCCAGATTCATATTTTTTATCAATATTTACAGAATTAAATCTTTTCTATTTATCTTATAAAAATATTTATGTGTATAATAATGATAAATTTTTAAATACTTATTCCCTATACAACTATTTTGAAAATAAATTAATATTAAATAAGGAATCAACTAATTTAGAAGGTTTAATTTCAATAGTAAATGAAATGTATTTTTATCAATTATTTAAAGTGTTATATAAAGATTTTAATAAAAATACTGTTCAATTAGAATATGTGGATTACATAAATCAGTTAAATAGTGTATATAATATTAATTTTGTTTATAAAAATGGTTATAATTTATTAACTAAATTAATTATTAAATTTGAGCTGGTAATTAGTTATTTAAATAAAACTAAAAATATTAATATTCCACCAATTACTGCTGATATTATATTTGAAGGTGTAAAAAAATATATAATATCAAAAGACAATATTAATAATTTTATATATATTAAAAAATTAGGATATTTAATACAAATAGTTGAATACAATGAATTATTAAATTTATTATCAAACAGTATAGAAATAATGATATTGTATGAAGATTATAATTATGAATATTATTTAAATTCAATTTATGTAAATAATTTTCAGAATAAAGTTTTTACAACTTATAGTGGTGATAAAAAGATATTTTCTTTTTACGATATAAGTTTTATAATTGGTAATTATTTAATATATATAACATCAATAAATGATATCTTAATTAATAGAATATTATATGAATCACTTGATAAATATTTTAAAGATAATAAATTAAAAAATTATGCTTTAGATATTATTACAATATTATACAGATTACAAAATGATAATTTTTATGGATTAGTTATTCAAGAATATGATAAAATAATTAATAATGATTTATTAGAATTAAAGATAACTTTCTTAAATTTATATTTTATAAAAATGATAGATAAAACTATTAATCAAAATTTATTTAATGAAATAAATAATAATTTATTAATTTTGTATAATATTTTTATTTTATTAGAAATGACATATTTTATAAAAGAGCAGGTATATTATGAATTATTAAATAGTGTCATAACTAAATCACATACTATTATATATGAAAATAGGTTAATACCCGTAATCAATATGTTGGATGATGAAATTATTAAAATAGAATATTCAAATTATGTTAAGCAATATAATATTTTAAACTATAACAAGGATATACTAAATAGTAGTATTTATTTAACCAGAGATTATAATATAAATAATTTCAATAATATAGTAAAAGATTATGATTATAATGGTATATTTAATATAATTTACATAAATAATTTATATCAAACAGCACCTAATATAAATATTAGCTTTTTTGGTAATTTCATATTAAATTTATTAAATAATGATAATTTACTAACATATTATACTGAATTGGAATTATCAGATCAAACCTTTATTAAGAATAGTATAATCATTATAATTAGAATGATTAATGTTTATTTAGAAAAATTTAAAGAATTATATGGTGGTTATTATAATAATATTGATAGTAATTTATCAATAAATGTATTTACAGATTTTTTTATTAAAGAAGATAATTATGATAAAAACATAAATATAAATATTTTTTCATTAATTTATACTAATTTTTCAAATGATTTAAATAAAATAAATTTTCAAATGTTGGTAGTTTTATTTTATAATATATTTATGTTGATATATTTCTATAATTATGGTAATACAATAATAAATGATATTGATAGGATAGTATTATATTTATGCAATTTAATATACAAAAAGATTTTAATATATTATGAAAATAACCAAAAAAGTACAGAATATTTAGAAACAGAAATATTTTTTAGAAGATTAAATGTATTGATTGAAAATAATTATAATAATAGTGAATTAATAGCGTTATGTTATAGTTTCTTCAATACTATTATAAGTAATAATTTAAGTAAAACAGATGATACAGTAATAACAAATATAAATAATTTTATTAATAAAACTTATAATGGATTAGACGAATATAGAGTTAATAATTTATTTAATATTGATAATTTTTATAAGAAGAATATTAAAAATAATAAAATAATAATTTTTAAATATTTATTAGATAAAGTATTTGATATTAATCAATCAATATTAATATTATACTTGAAGAGTATAATACCTGATGATTTAGTGAATATACAACAAGATTATATTGTAAGATTAAGGAATAAAACAAAAGGATTTGTAAATAATGATGGTATATTAAAGATTATAGATAAGATAGAATTATATTTTAATGATGAATTGATTGATACATTAAGTAAAGAAATGTTATTAATATATTATAGTTTTATAGAGAATGTTAATAAAATTAAAACATTAAATGAGTTTTATGGTAAAGATCAAGATTATATGCTATATGGATTAAGAAATTATATAATAAATTACAGTAAAGATTTTTACATACCAATATATTTTTTTTACAAGGAGATATCTAAATCATTATCATTAATATCATCAATGTATGTAAATAAATATGTTAAAGTAAAGATAAATAGTGATAATATAATAAAATCATATTACGGCACATCAGTAATAGAGAAAGGACTCGAATTATCATTATTAGTAGATTTTATATATGTTGAGAAAGATGAAAGAAAGAGTTTAACAGAGAAGAGAATAGATAATTTAATCAATACACATTATAATTTTTTGGCATCTAAAAAATATGAACCAAATAATAATACATTTAATATAAATGAAAATTTTAATAATAATGATACAATAATATATTTAAATTTTGAATTTAATGAAATGACTAATTTATGTTATCAATTATATTGGGAATTAAATCTTTATATTAACAATATAAAAGTAAATAATATTATAAATGTTAATGAATTAATATTATCAACTGTTATATATTTTGATGATGCTAGAAGAGATGGAATTAAAATAATTGATAAGAGAAATTTTAATAAGATTACAACTACACTAAATAAATATAAATACTGTACAAGAGCAAATGAAAATGAAATAAATACATATAGTTTTTCTTATGAACCAAATAACATACAGCCAAGTGGAGCAGTAAATTTATATAAATTAGATAAATTTACAATAGAGATAGCTATAAATAACAAATTATTGGTTGAAGTAATTAATAGAATTAGTAATTTTTGGAGAATAGAAAGTATAGATTGGAATTTAAATTTACATAGTTTAAATTATAACATATTGAGATATCAATCAGGATTATCTGGTTTATTATATAAGAGATTTATAAAGAATTAAAACCATAATAACAAAGTGTTATAATAATAAAGTGTTATAATAATATTAAAGTATTATTTAGCTGTCGTTCAGTTCGTTATACTCACATTTATTTATGTTTTTTATAATTAATATTATTTAAATAAATATGTATAACAATAATTATTTATGCCAGGTGGAGAGGTACAATTAGTAGCATATGGAGAAGAAAATATGTTTTTAAATGATGATCCACAAATAACATTTTTTAAGATAATTTACAGACGATATACTACATTTTCAATAGAAACGATTGAGCAGAATTTCAATAATAATTTAGATTTTGGTAAAAAGTTTTCTATAGAGTTAAGTAAGATAGGAGATTTAATTCATAAAATGTGGTTAGTAATAGAATTACCAAATATTCCAATAGTATATGATATAAATAATATAGTTGATAAGAGGATTAGATTTGCTTGGGCCAGAAAAGTTGCTTATGCTCTAGTTAATTATATAGAGATAGATATAGGTGGAACGATAATAAATAGAGAGTGGGGTGAATGGATGAATGTATTAAACGAATTAAATATAACTAATTTTAACAATAATATAAATGAACTAATAGGAAATGTTCCAGAAGTATATTTATTAAAGACAATATATAATAGTAATATACCAAGTAGAGTATTATACATACCATTACATTTTTGGTTTTGTAAATATGCAGGTTCAGCTTTGCCTATGCTTTCAATAGAATATAATTTAGTAAGATGCACAGTTGAATTAAATAGTTTTGATAGTTGTGCGATATTTTCACCAACAAATTATATTTATGTATCATCATATTTGGGTAATGGAATTAAAGATGAGCCAATATTACAAGTATCAGAATTAGGATATTCATGGGGAATATATGATTCTATAGAACCTTTTAAAATAAATGGTTCTGATATAATTTATAAATTATATTATAGGAAGATATCAGATGTTCCTTTTGTATCTACAACATCAGCATATTATAGTAATTATACAGCATCAACAATTTTAAGTAATTTATTAAATCAACCAATAGATAATTACATTAAAAATTTCATATATGGAATAGATAGTAAAACGATATATTATCCTGAAGCTATAAATAATTCATCATTTAGATTTGTATCAATTGAAAAACCTTATTTTATACCTACATTAGATTTATCAATAAGAAATGCATATTTATTAATAGATTACATATATTTAGATAAAGAAGAAAGAACTAAATTTTTTAATAACAGACATGAATATATTATAGAACAGGTTTATTTTTCTGGTAATAAAATTCTAAAAAATTTAAATAATAAAATAAATATTGAAGTGGTGAATCCATGTAAATGGATGGTTTTTATGGGTCAATTATCTTATTATACAAATCATAATGTAAATGATTTTTTTAACTATAATACTACATTTATAAGAAATATTAGTGATGAAATAACAGCAGAACCAATAATTAAGGAAGCTAATATAACATTAAATTCCAATCAAAATAATCAAATTTTTGATATGAAATTTTATTCACGATTATTACCTTTTTTATATTTTCCTAGAACCTTCAAAACTAATGGTTTTGGAATTTATACATATTCATTATATCCAATAACTCCATCACAACCATCAGGTTCAATTAATATGTCATTATTTAATAATATAAGTATTAATCAAAGTTTTAATATTGTTGATAGAAATTATAATAATTTCATTTTTAAAGCTTATTTTGTGACACATAATGTACTAAGAATATATCATGGTGTTTGTGGTTTAGTATTTAGTAATAATTTATAAATATATATAATTTATAAATTATGATCTTTTAATCATATTTTTTATAATTTATCATTAACTATACCTTTCAAAATTGAACCAAGATTCTTTAATTCTATATCTTTATTTGAAAAATCTTTGAAGATTTCAAGATATTGATTGATGTAATTTTGTATTTTACTGTCAGAAAGATATTCACGATCGTTATCATTTAAATAATATGCTACTTTAATATATTTATTTATTAATAAAATCTTTTGAAAAAGTTTTACTTCTAAATCAGCATAATTATTTAACATATCATTAATTTCTTTCATTTCTGATGATCTAATAAATTTATTGTTACTTTTAAGACTATTTATTAATGTCTTGAGATCATCTGCTATATGGGAGGCAAATTGAGGAACAATATCAGTTTGATCTAATACTATTTCTACATTTTTGTTATTACCTCCTCCAAAATGAGCAGTAAATTGTTGTCCGCCAAATAAACCAATTGGTAATACTGGTGACGTATAATAAGGTCTCATAAATTTAGCAATATTTCCACGAATACGACTGCTTACGGGACCCCAGCTTAGTTTATTAATTTCAGGATTTCTCATTCTAAATCTCAATACACCTCTCTTCTCTAGTTCTTCATCTTTTGAACTTGTATCTGCCATAGGATCAATACCAGGATTTAGAATATTTGGATTATCATTAACAAATGCAACTGACATATCTAACAACAGATCTAAATTTGGCATTGTTTCTAAATTATTTTTTTGTATTGTTGTTAAATCTAATGTTTTAAGAATATTTTTCTTCCAATAAGCATAGCATGGAAATTTATAAACTGTTCCATGTATTACATTATATTCTTGAACTTTTCGGAATCCAAAACCCTCTAAAAATTTAACTACAGTATAGGGATTAACTTCTTTAAAACTTGTTTCTAAAGCATCAAATGTTAGTGCAGGTGCGCCATTTTTACCAGAAACTAAATCTAAAAACTTTTTATAATCACCATTCATTAAATGCTTCATTAAATCACAACATTCTTGATGAGTGTTGGTTTTAAAGTATGAATTAAAGCATTTTTTTTGTGTATTAAAATATTTTGTATAATTTTCTTTATCTGTAGGATCAATTATGTCTTCCCATTTTTTTGAGATTTTATTTTTATATTGCATTCTTTTAGTATTTTCATCGTATCTAACATCCCTATTCCAATATTTTTTATCAAATTGAGTTTTGGTATTAGTTTCCACATCTTCACCTTCAGCATCGCCCCTTATAAGATTATCATAAACTTCATCATCACATCCTACTATCTTATCTAATGATGGACGAGTAGTGTTAATTTGATCAGCCGGCGCCCCGTTGGCAGGAATACCTCCAATTTGTGATAAAGTGGAAGCAGCACCCGGACCCCCACCGACGGCATCATCTAGTTGTGCTGCTGTATACCAATACGCAACTGCAGTTTTTAATACGTCATTATAATTGCCACCACCGCTATCTGGTAACATGGTTAATAATATTGGAATTTTTCTGGCCTGACCCTGCCTATTTATCTGGGGAGGGGCTGGGTTAAAACTAGCCCCATATACTGCGTTACCACCAAAATGGTTATTCACTGCTGTTCGATATCCTTGATAATCTCCTGCTGGTAGAGATGTGACATCAAGATGGGTTAAATTAAAACGTACAAAACCTGCAGGTAAAGCATTTATATCTTCTCCTTTTAATAGACGTGAATAAGTATAATTTCCTGGAGCACTCTGTGTATAATATACAAAGTTTCCAAAAGAATCAAAGACTTCTCTATGAGCAGGAGATGCTGCTACATATAAATCATAAGCATCCTTAACTGCTTTACCATGTGCTGCAAGCACACCACCAGTTTGATAAGTTACTGGATAAGATTTGTAATATTTACTAAAGACGGAATTATTAACTTGATTTAATAAATCTTCTCTTAAAAATCTATCAAGATCTTCTAATGAACCTATAACTTCTTTAGATACTTTTTTAAATCCACCAAATTGATTATAAACTTTTTTTATTTTTAAATTCATTTCTTCAAGATATTCATCAGTATATGTTCCAGCGATATTATTAACATCATAAGGAACATATCCTTCTTGTTCATTTTTAGTTAATTTTATTATTTTTTTTAAATCAAAATTACCACCACCCGCCATAGCAGCCTGCACTTGCGCCTGTGTTGGATCAGCAGCAGCAGCATTAACCAAAGTTCCTGTTGCATAAACGATTTCTTCAAGAACAGCATTTAAGGGATTTGCAGTCTGAGGATATAGATATTGATTTGTGGGAGGATCTAATTTTTTAAAAAATTTAAGTGCTGCGAAGAAAGCTGTAACAAATTCGGGGGCCATGTTGGCATTTATAGGGGCGAAAGGCTGAAGTGGTTGGCCACTATTAGGATATGCAGAGGTATGAAAATAATGTTGAACAGCTTTTAAACAAAGGGGGCCAGCACTAATTGCTTTTTTATAAGTAGTTTCATTTATGCTTTTACAGCATTTAGATAAAGTTTCTACATAATTAAAGATTTTTATAGGTTCAAATGGTTTTGGATTTGTATTCGCCATAAATTGTATATATAATTTAAAGAAAATAATTTTTTAAAAAATAAATATTATAAATAATATTTTCTATATGATTTTAAATTTTTTATAAATTATATATATTACAATAAATGAAAGAAGTATTAATTTTATTATTAGCTATATTATTATTTGTAATTTTATTAACTATGTTTTTAAATTTTAATAATTCACCAAAAGTAGATAAAAAAAAAATATCTTTATATATATTTTTAACAAAAAATTGTAGATATTGCCAAGAATTTGATAAAAATAAATATAAAGAGATTACTAATGAATTAGGAAATTTTTATAATATAGAAAAAATATATCTAGAAAATAATATTGATTTATTTAATAAATATAAAATTAAACGTGTTCCAACTGCTATTTTAGAAAAAGATAATAAAACGGTAATGGTTAAAGAGTTAAATAAGGAATCAATATTAGAAGCATATCAAGAATTAGAGAATATTTATGAGAAATCAATAGATGATTATAAAAAAGAATTATTAATATTTGTATCAAAAAAATGTCCTTATTGTATAAATTATTTAAAAAATACTCATAATAAATTAAGTAATTTATTGAATAAAGAATATAATATAAAATTAATATTTGCAGATGAAGATAATGATGAATTATTTACAAAATATAAGATTGATTATGTTCCGAAAGCTATAATATTACATAATAATAAGGAATATACGGTAAATGGAGAAATAAATTATGAGAATATAAAAAAAACATTAAATGAAGAGAATGATAAAAAAGAAATATTAGTATTTTTATCAAGAAGATGTCCTCATTCTCAAAAATATGAGGAAAATACTCATGACAAATTAGTAAATGAATTAAAAAATAAATATAATATTAATAAAATATACGATGATAATCAAAAAAATGAGGAATTATTTAAAAAATATAATATAAGATATGTTCCAACATTATTAATAGTAGATAAAGATAGTGTAAAAGAAGTAGATGGTGAATTTACATCAGAAAATATACAAAAAATTGATAATGAAATTAACGAAAAATTAGAGAGTATGAGTTTAGATGAGAATATAAATGATGAGAATATAAATGATGAGAATATAAATGATGATAATATATATGATGATAATGTTATAACTAAATCTGAAGAGAGAAAGGATAATAAAATATTAGTATTTTTATCAAAAACATGTCCAGGATGCACAAACTATAAAAAAAATATGGCAGATAAATTAGAAAAAGAATTTGGGAATAGATTTAAAATAGAAAATATATATTTAGATGAGACTACAGAAGATTTATTTACTAAATATGATATTAATTATGTTCCACAAGCCATAATTAAATATAACGATAAAGAAGAAAAAGTTGGTAAAGTATTAAATTTAGAAGCAATAAGTGATAAGATTAATAGGATTAGAGAAAGGGAAATAATGTTAAATAAAAATGATTATTTAGATAAATTAGAAAGAGATAAAGAATACAACGATTATAAAAAGATATATGAATTATATACAAATATAATTAAAAAAGATGAGGTTGAAAATGAATTATTAGTATTTTTATCAAAAACATGTCCTTATTGTATAAAATATGAGAAAGAACAGCATAATAAATTAGAAAAAGAGTTAAAAGATAAATGTACAATAAGGAAAATATATTCAGATGACGACAAAGATGATTTATTTAGTAAATATAAAATAGAATATGTTCCCAAAGGAATTTTATTATCAGGAGAAAGATATATACCGATAGAGGGTGCTTTAGTTGGTTCAAATATAATAGAATTTTTAGAAAAATAAATAATTAAATATAAAAAATAAAATATAGAAATTATAATAAATGAATGAAAATTTTGTAGATTATTATAAAGTATTAGATATAGATATTGAAGCTACAGCAATAGAAATAAAAAATAGTTATTTAAAGTTAGCAAAAAAACATCATCCAGATCATTCTAATAATATAGGTAATACAAATTTATTTCAATTGATATGCAGTGCTTATGAATGTTTATACAATAAAGATAAAAGAAAAGAGTATGATTTATTATATTTAAAACGTTCATTTGATGAATTAAAGGATGATAATTTATTAAAATTCAAGGGTGAATTCAATGAATTTGTGACAACAAATGTTAAACAATTGAATAAGGAAAAGATAGATGAAATATTTAATGAAATATTTAAAGATTCAGAAGAATTAAAAGAGAAAAAATTTAGTGATAAAGAATTAGAGAAGAGATTGGTTGATATAAATTTAGAGAGAGAAACCCAAGATATAGAGACAAAAGATAATAGTATAAAAGAATTATTAGAAAAAGAAAAAGAAATAGATTTAAATGATATATTTGAATATAAAAAAAGTAAGAATAATCAGAATAGTAATATAATTAATAATGAAGTAGGGACAGTTGATTTATTATATTTTGATAAATTTGGAAGTTTTGAATTATTTAATAACAATGAAAACAATAGAGAATACATTAGCAATATATATAGTGATATAGGTGAAATAAATAATTTAGATGGAAGTAAGATTAGTTATGATGAATTAAAAGAATGGAAACAAAATAAGAAATATGATAAGAAACTATCATCAGTTGAAATTGAAGAATATATAAAAAATAGAAGAAAAGAAGAAAATAATTTATTAGAAGATATAGAAAAAAACTTTACGGATAATAAAAAGAAAAGAGAAATAAATTCTTTTATTAAAAATGAATTTAATGATGAATTAGAGAAAGTAGAGAATATTGAAAATATAAAAAAGAGAAATTAGATAGAGTTTTTATAAAACTCATCAACAGTATTATATCCATGATTAAATAATACTTTTTTTTCATCATTAGTTATATCGAAAAAGTTATATTTACTATAAACATTAATTTTTATAGTATTTTTTTTATACATTTCATATTTACCAAAATTAAGACCTTTTATAATACATTTAAAAATTTGTGTAATATAGGAGGAAACATCATTAAATGATTCAATTAAAATATCTTTATCTTCTAAATAAATACCGATAACATCATCTAATTTATTTATAAAATAATCTATTGGATAATTATTCAAACAACCTCCATCAATCCAAACTTTATTATCATATTCTACAGGTTTAAAAATAATAGGAATTGAACATGAAATTTGAATAGCAGTAATAACTTCCATATCAGGCGTATTAATATGATTAAAATAATATAATTTAGATTCATTAACAGAAACGCCTGTAATTATAAGTTCTTTTTTAAATTTATTAAATAATTTTTTAAAAGTTATTTTTCTACTAATATTTTTTTTTTTTGTTAATATATTGATAACTAAGATAAAAGAATCTAAAGTAGCTAAACCGAAATGAGAATCATTAAAAATAGCATCAATATTATATTTAATTAACATATCAGAATTAATATCATGCATTATAGAAAAAATTTCATCAGAATTATAACCAATAGATAATAAAAAACATAAACAAGAACCGATTGAAGAACCACAAAATACATCTGGTTCATCAATAATTTCAAGTTCTTTTAATTTACTAACAGCTCCGAGAGCACAATATCCTTTCATGCCACCACCACTAATAATTAAAATATTTTTTAATTTACCAGTATAAATAGGTATTTCTTCCATATTTAAATTCTAATAATAATATAATATTAAATGAATAATATAAATATAAAAAATATTTTTATAAATAATAATAATTCAAATATGGTAAAAGATAACACAAATAAAGATAATTTTATATTTTTAGATGAAATTAACACAAATAATTTAGTAGGTCAAAAAAAATTAATTGATATAGTTGATGATAATTTTATTATAAATAAAATTAAATTAAATCAAAAGCATGAAAATAATCTTGTTAAAGAAGTATATCAAGAAAAATTTAAAGAATGTTTATTGAAAATTAATGATGCTATAGATATAAATATCACAGATATCTTTTTCACAGTTAGTTCTGGATATTTTGGATGTAAAAAATATGATTCTCGTGAATGTCTTAAATATATTGAAGAAAAATTAAGAAAGAAAAATTTTGAAACATTAATTACATCAAAAATTGAAATATTTATTTCTTGGAGAAAAATATAAAGAGAAAAATATAAAGAGAAAAATATAAAGAGAAAAATATAAAAAATAAATTATAAAATTAATTTTTTATTCGTAAAACAATATCAATTAGTAAGAGAATTATTAATAAACACACGGCTATATTTAAAAAATTTATTTCAATACAAAATGGTTTATTTGAATCAAAATATTTTTGATTTTCGAATGTATTATACATTCTACTAAAATGTTCATGATTATCATTTTGTTTATTTTTTTCAGTAATATTTTTTAATAATATTTCTAAATCATTAATTGACAAAGTGACTGTATTATTACTGTTATTTGAACTTGTATTATTAGATTGATTAGATGTATTAGATTGATTAGTTGAACTAACATTACTAACACTTACTTGATTTAATTGTGTTGATGTATTAACTAATTCAAAAGATTCATTTTTTATTTTATTAATTTCATTTTTACATAAATGACAATTATTTATATGTTTAATAGCAACTTGATAATTAGGGTTTTTTAAGTTATATGGATTTAAATAATGATGAATACATTCTCTATGAGTTAATTTAGGATTATTATTTAATTTAGGATTATTATTTAATTTAGGATTATTATTTAATTTAGGATTATTATTTAATTTAGGATTATCGCTTAAATTATTAATTGAAGTGCCATTTAAAATAATTTTATCTTCTTCACTATTAATTAAATTTTGATACTTGTTATTATTTTGATTTTTATCTTCAAAATATAAATCTTCAGAAGTGATTCCATCGAATGTTTCTAAAAATTTATTATTAATATTTTGAAAAGCATTATTAAAATTACAATAAGACATCCGAAATACTGGATATATAATTTTAAGAGATAATTAATTTATATAAAAAAAAATATTTATAATTGAGTTTATATATAAAATATAGTTTCTTTATATATAATATTATATGTCAGATTCTACTTCATCAAGAAGCTCACGTAGTGAGGATAATAATATAAAAAAAAAAGTATCGTATTCAACTGATTATATGCCTCATTTATTGCAAGACTCGCAAAAAATGCTACCATTTGATCAGAGAATTTTATTTCAAAAGTATGAAACTAAAAATGAAAATGAAACATTAAGTGAGAAAAAAAATAATGATAATCAATCAAATGCATCAGATAAATTAAGTGATTATTTAACAAATGATGGAGAAAACGTTGCTAATTCAATTTCTAATAAGTATTCAAATACTCAATTATATAATAATAATAATAATACAAATTCATTTTTTTCAAATATAAATCAAAGTGTTCCAAATCAAAATAAACCAGAAATAATAGAAGAAAAAAAACCTGAAAATAAAAATCCTGAAGAAAATGGTGAGGTAAAGGAAAATATATTTAATGATACATATGATGAATATAATGAATTATCACCAGATAAGCAAATGTTAAAAAGATTAGATATGTTAAGAAAATTAGGTGAATTAGTACAATATGGTGTTAAATTATCACAAAATTACAATATGAATTCAGATTATTTTGCGATGAAATATGAATATGAATTACATAAAAATATTAGAGCAAAACAAAATTCAGTTAATTGGATGTCAAGTTTAATGTTAAATTGTATTTATGGTATTGAAATTTTAAATGAGAAATATAATCCATTTGATTTAAAATTAAAAAATTGGTCAGAACAAATTAATGCTGATATAAATAACTATTACGATGTTTTTGGAGAAATTTATGAAAAATATAATCAACCTGGTAAAAATATGGCTCCAGAATTAAAATTAGTTTTAATGATTTCAGGAAGTGCTTTAAAATTTCATTTAAATAATACTTTACTATCTCAAAATAATAAAATACCTCCAAATTTAACACAAAACACAGAACAAGATCCTGCTATATTGGAACAAATCAGAGCAAAAGAAGCCTATGAAAAAATTAGAGAAGAAACACTTAAAAGTAGTGAAATATTAAAAGAAAAAACAAATAAAGAACACACAGAAGCATTAAAACAAATGAATGATATGTTGTATTTACAAAATAAAAAAATAGAATTACAGAAACAAGAAGAAGAGAGACAAAAAAGTTTTAAAGAATTTGAAAAAATGAAAATGCTTTTAGAACAACAAAATAATGCTAAAATGCCTAATATGAATAGTATAAGTGGTATGGGTGTAATGCCATCACCAACATCTGAGGGAAATATGAATGAAAAATATGAGGAAATAAGAAGGAGAAATATTAATGAACATTTACAATCAATAAAAGAGAAAGTTAAAAATATAGATAATAAAGAGGATATAGAAAATGAACCATTATATGTAAGAGCAGCAAATGTAAAAAGTCGTGAATCAAATAAGAATCAATTAAATAAAGATGATTCGACAGTCTCAAGTAAAAGTTCATCAAAAACAAGTTCAGAGGAATCAAGTTCAAGAAGAAAGAGTGAAAAAAGTGTAAGTACTACATTAAGTAAAAGAAGATATAATAAAAAAGGTATTACAATTCAAACCAATTAAAAAATAAATAAATATCAATTAAAATTGATTTTTATATATAAAGACATAATGATATATATAGTATATAATGAACCAAAATGAATCATTAAATACACAAGATATTTTAGATTCTATAGATATAAATATGATAAATATGAATGATAAAAAAAAGCGTGGAAGACCTAAAAAAAATAATAATATTTTAAGTACAAATTTAACTAAGATAAAATTAGATAATCCATCAAATAATAATGAACAGGAAGAAATTATTTTACATTTACCCTTAACGAAAAGTGATATCATAAATTTAAAAGATGGTGAAATAAATATATCAGATATTGACAATGATGTAGAAGAAAGCATAACATCAAATGAACAAAATGAAATTAGTAATAAACATTTAAATTTTATAATTAAGAAATTAAAAGAAGAGAATGATGAATTAAAGAAATTTTTAACGGAAATTACTCCTATGTATTTTACAGAAGTTAAAATGTATCCAATTAATTTAAAATTATTTGATAAAAATAATGAACAATTTACACCTAAAAAGACCAATATATGTTGTTGGTGGTGCGCACATTCTTTTGATTGTTATCCAACATTTATACCTGATAAATTTTACGAAGGTAATTTTTATGTTTATGGTTGTTTTTGTTCTTTTAACTGTGCTGGAGCATATAATCTAAATTTGAATGATTCGAAAGTGTTAGAAAGATATTCATTATTAAAGCAGTTATATTATTACATAAATAAGGTAAATATAACATCAATAAAGGATATTGAAATAAATATAGCAGGACCTCGTGAATTATTAGAAAAATTTGGTGGGACGATGAAAATTGATGATTATAGAAAGAATTCGAAGATTATGGGTAGAGAATATCATAAATTGATGCCTCCTTTTATTCCATTAAATTTTTGTTTTGAAGAAACCACAAATAGTTTAAAAAATAATAAAATGATAAATATAAATAATATATTAAATAATAGTTCTATTCGTAGTGAAGTATTAATGAAGAGAAATAAACCATTAAATAATATAGCATCAAAAGAGATAGATAATTATATAGAATAAGAAATAATTATAAAATTAAAAGCACATATAAAACATATAAAAGTGTATCAGCAAGATCATCCTTTTTTTTTGAAAATTCGTAAATAGAAGTAGCTACAGCATTAAAAAAGGAAATATTTAATTGATAAACAATATCTTTGGCGATATTAATACAATATTGTTTTCTATTTTGGTAGTTATTATTAGAGATAAGTTTAGTATTTAAATTAAAATTTTGTTTTATATTATTATAAAGATTAATTTTAGTTTTAACAGTAGCAGAGACAAAATTAACAGATTTAATTTTATTAGGAAATTTAATTTTTTTCATATTAAAATATGCAAATAGAACTATAGAAATTGTTTTCATAATAGGATTTTTAAGAACTGGTTGATTTTCAATATAGATATCAAGAAAAGAAATAATTTTATTATCTACATCATATATAGTATCAATAAATTGATCATAAAATTTATCAAGTTCAACTAACAATCTTTCTACTTGTTGATTAAAATTATCTTTAAGTTTAGCATTATTAGCTATTTTTTTTAATTTATTATAAAGAGTAATATTATTATTTTTTATTTTATTTGAATGAAATTTACAATATGAGATATATTTAGTATCTTTATCACAATTATCTAAAGTTAAATAATAATAAGAATTACTATTACAACAAATAGCAATATTATTTTTTTTAGAAATATCTATATTAAAATCACATATTAATCCTTTATAAGAAATATCAAGAATACCCCAATAAATAATATCAAAATTTTTTTTATTTAAAAGATTATATCTTACAATACAATAGGCCAGATTTTTAATACCTATATCGAAGGTTAATAAATATTTATATTTAGTCATTAAGAAATATTACTTAAATTATTTTTAGATAGTTTTTGAATAATTAAATCTAATTTATTTGAAAGTAATTTATAATCTTTTATAATATTTTTTATAGTTTGATTTTTTTTATTTATTGATAAACTATAATTTTCATTTGTTTCTAAAAAAGATGTAGATGTTGTCATTTAATATAAATATATATTAAAAATTGATTTTTAAATAATAAATATATAAATATATAAAAATTATTATTAATAAGTATGACGAGTTTATTAAATGGAATATATATTGCTAAACAAGATTTATTAAGCATACCACCTGATTTAGCTATATCTACAACAACTGTGACTATGAAAGTTAATGTATTCTTTAATGTAGAGAATATTGGATTATATTTTGATGATTTTGATCATATATTAATAGGTAAAAGATATGGTAATAGAGTTGTTAATAATCTAATTAATATAAAAAAAATAAAATCGGATAAAAAGAAAAAAAGAAAAGAAAAGAAGAACTTTTATAATCAAGTATCATTAATATTTAGAACATGCACATTAATGGGCTTAGATCCTTTAAAAATAACTCCGAAAGAGAGTTTAAAAACAGTAAATGTAAAATTATTTATTAATGGATCAATACAGATGACAGGTTGCAAACATTTAGAAAATATTAAGAGTAGTTTGGAAATATTATTTGAGAAATTAAAAATAACCAAAGTTATCTTAAATAAAAATATGGAATATATAGAAAAGCCTTTTGTTATAGATACTACATTATTAGATATAAATAATGTAAATAATTTCTATATTCAAATGATTAATACAAATTTCAATATACAATTTCATATTAATAGAAGTAAATTATTTCAATTATTATTAGATAATAATATTGATGCTTCTTTTGATCCAATTATTCATGCATGTGTTAATATTAAATATTATTTATCAAATAAAAAAACAAAAACAATATCTATATTTGTTTTTGAAAGTGGTTCTATAACAATAGCAGGTTCTAATTCTTGTAGTGAAATATTAGAAGCGTATAATTTTATAAATAAATTTATTCTTTCTAATTATAATTTATTATTAACAAAAGATATTACACCTCATCTTATTATTGATTTTATTAAAAAAATTAATTTTAACCAAAATAATATTCATTTTTAATATTAGTATTTGGTTTAACTCCACTAAAAATTGGCATTTCAGAAGAATTATCATTACAAAATACATATTCTGTAAATACTGCTGTAGGTCCTTTATTATTTTTAACAGTGACCGGTGCTCTACCTTGAGCAATAACTTCTTTTTCTACATTTAATAAAGCATTATTATAATCTAATCTTGATCTATTTTGATCAGCATTACCTCTAGTTCCTGTTATATTTTTCGTTGTAGATGTTTGATCTCTATTGGTATGATCAGGAATTCCAGATTCATAATTAAAAATATAATCACCATCAAAATTTCCCTTAGTTCCCGTTATATTTTTAGTAGTAGATGTTTGATCTCTGTTTGTTCTATCTGGTATCCCAGATTCATAATTAAACATAATATCACTATTAAAATTACCCTTAGTTCCTGTTAAATTTTTAGTATTTGATGTTTGATCTCTGTTTGTTCTATCTGGTATTCCAGATTCATAATTAAACATAATATCACTATTAAAATTTCCCTTAGTTCCTGTTAAATTTTTGGTATTTGATGTTTGATCTCTGTTTGTTCTATCTGGTATTCCAGATTCATAATTAAACATAATATCACTATTAAAATTTCCTTTTGTTCCAGTTAAATTTTTTGTATTTGATGTCTGATCTCTAATTGTACTATCAGGTATTCCAGATTCATAATTAAATATAAAATCACTATTAAAATTTCCTTTTGTTCCTGTTAAATTTTTGGTATTTGATGTTTGATCTCTGATTGTACTATCAGGTATTCCAGATTCATAATTAAACATAAAATCGTTATTAAAATTACCTTTTGTACCAGTTAAATATTTAGTATTTGATGTCTGATCTCTGATTGTACTGTCTGGTATTCCAGATTCATAATTAAACATAAAATCGTTATTAAAATTACCTTTTGTACCAGTTAAATATTTAGTATTTGATGTTTGATCTCTGATTGTACTGTCTGGTATTCCAGATTCATAATTAAACATAAAATCATTATTAAAATTACCTTTTGTGCCAATTATATTTTTTGTTTGTTCAAATAATTCTCTTTGTGTAGTATCAGGTATTGCGTTATTAAAATTAAATTGATATTGTTGATTAAAATTCCCTTTTTGATTAATAATATATTTATTATCTTCAGTTAGTTCTTTAATTGTTATGTCTGGAATTGAATTTAAATAATTTAATAAATATCCTTTAACTTTAATAGGATTTAAATTAAGCATATATGTATTATTTTCTGTTATTTCCCTCATGGTTGTATCTGGTATTGAATTTATGTAATTAATCAGATATCCTGTTCTATGATTACCGTTAAAATTTGCTATTTTAACTATATCTCCTATCATTTCTCTAAGTGTAGTATCTGGAATACTATTATCATAATTATATATATAGTTGTTACCATGATTTCCTTTTTGATTAGTTATATATTTTGTATTTTCTGTAAGTTCTCTTAATGTTGAATCGGGTATAGAATTTATATAATTAAATAAGTAGTCTTTTAATTGTATTGGTTTTATAGAATTTAAAATAATTTTATCTTCAGTTAATTCTTTTAATGTTGTATCAGGAAGTGAGTTAATATAATTATATAAATAACCTTTAATTTGACCAGATGGTCCGGTAATATTAGTTAATTTTATAATATCTTGTGTTAATTCTCTTAATGTAGTATCGGGAATACTATTTTCATAATTAAATAAATATTCATTTGAATGATTACCTTTAAAGTTAGCTCCACCGCTACCCCATAAAGAATTAATAAAATCTCTTAATGTTGGATCAGGAATAGAGTTTAGATTATTAAATAAATATGATTGTTGTTTATTGGATAATGTTGTTAAAATTAAATTATTTTCTGATAGATTTCTCATATTATTATCAGATACGCTATTTTCAACATTAAATAAATAACCATTTGTTTTATTTCCAGTAGTATTTGTTAAAATTATTTTTTCAGTTAATATTGATCTTAATGTTTCATCAGGAATACTATTTATAGAATTAAATAAATATCCTTTAATTGAATTACTAATATTTGTTAAATTATTTTTACCATTATCTTCTAATAATATTTGTCTTTTTGTCACATCAGGAATCAAATTCATAAAATTTATTAAAGGAACTTCTGTATAATTTCCTTTTGTATTATTTAAATTTTTAATTTCACCTGTTTGTTCTCTAATTGTTGCCTCTGGAACTGCATTATCATAGTTTGTTAAAAATGTTTCATATTTATTACCCTTTGCTGTTCCTATCACACTACTTGCCATATTACGATTTGTTTCATCAATTATAAAATTTCTATTTATATTTTGTCCTTTTGTATCATAAGTGACATTTCGTGGTCCATCTTCCATAAAACTCTTCTTGAATGGTTTTTTATACAATCCTTGTAAATATTCAGGAGTATTGTTTTGTTTATTACTTATTGGATTTAAATGTGTAGTTTGTTCTGCTATACTTCTATTTGTTTGTGGTGCTAAATATTTACCGTAGATAGCAGGAGCAACAAAATCTCCATTAGTAGGTAATAAACTTTCTTTAGTATTATAAAAGAATCTATCTGGTGTATATTGAACTGTTTCTCCAACTATACCTCTATTATTACCTTTTTGACCAGGAATAATTTGATTTTTATAACTAACTTTAGGTTTAGTTAAAGGACGAAGCTCGTCAACAGTTTTAGGTAGAGAACGATATAAATCTTGCCTACCTGTTGCTCCTGTTTGATTATAACCTAAATTTAAACCTGGTGAAACCCGAACAGGTTGAAATGGTTTTTCACCTTGTCTTTTATCAGAAGGAATATATCTAGATTCATAAAAATCAGTAAAAACAGGAGTTCCTGTCACTGAATCTACTTTATTTGTTACAGGATTAAATAAAGGTTTTACTTCTGCTTTATGTTTAAATTGAGGATTTTGATCACTACCTGTAAATAACTCAACCTTTCGTGATGACATATCATTCCATTGTTTATTCATCATAGGATTAAATCCTTTATCTTTAGATTTAAAATTAGGCTGCATATTTTCATGATTCATATCAGATGTAACACCATATCTACCATCATCATTTGGATTAAATTTTCCATCAATAACAGGTTGATTATTAAATAATTTAACAGTGGTTTTCATATTATTAAAAGTATTCGGTAATCCCCTATGTTTAAATTCGAGTGGTTCAAATTGTTTTTGAAATTCATTACAATAACTTTTATCATCATCAGAATTATTTGCATAATCAGATATAACATCATCCATAAATTTATCTCTTATATTTAATACTTTTGTATTAATATTATCATCTTCTTTGTAGAAATTTGATAAACCATCGTCATTTGTAAAAGCACTATCATTATCATTATAACCAATATTCGTCATATTCTCTATAATATTATTATTAGTATATTTTAAATTTTTTAAATTTTTTAAATCCCTATCTATATTTGATTTAACGTTATCTTTTTTTATTTTATTATTTCTTTTATCATTTTGTATTCTCCAATTATCATTAATTATATTACTATCTATTTTTAATGAATTATAATAATTTTTATCAAATTGTTTATAGACTTTTTCTCTATTATTAAATATCTGTTTATTTGAATATATATTATCACAATATTGTGGTATGTTTTTAATTGTATCATCTATATCAGCATTTTTTTTTATTAGTTTATCCATTTTATTCTATATTTATTAAATTATATTTTTTAATTTATATTCTTTATAAAATATAAATTATTTATCTAATTCATCATTGAATCAGTATATCTGTTATAAACTTTCACACCCTGTCCTGAAGGACATGGTTTCCTATTTTCATTATTTGTCATAGCCATATTTTCTCTCATTTCATCAGTTGTAATACTAACTGGTAAAGATTCATCCATAGTTAAAAAATATGGATATGGATTATCGTAATTATCTGTTGCCTCTAATTGAGAATTAACAGCCCAATTGTAAAAAATATTTTTTTGTGGATTTAAATTTAAATCATAAAATCTATTAATTGACATTTCTCTATATAATTGTTTGGGAAATGTTAATATAGATGATAAGGGATCTAATTCTCTATTGCATTCCTTGCAGTCATATGTTTTGAATTTAAAGACATCTATATCATTTACTTTTCCTCTCTTGCATCTTGATTGTTTTACATTTCTATTTGACATAATTGAATCAATATCTACTAATTGTTGAGCAGGAGTTAATCCAGGATTTTCAATTGGTATATTATTTCCCCATCCATTATGACCTGATCTTGGACCAAATACTGATAGACATTGTTGGCAACTTTTAACTCTATTAGGATCTAATACAGAACGTAAAGGAGCAGTACTTTGTTCTATATCGTCTTTAATAAAACAAGGGTCATAAACTAATTTATCAGAAGTTCCAAAATTAAAACCAGAATTAGTGCATCCATTTTTTTTTATATCAGGCGGACTACAAAATTCTCCACAATCGGAGCAATCACTTTGATATGATAAATATTGATTTGAATCCATTATTATATTATTATAATAATAAAAAAATTAATAATTATTATTAATTTTTTTATCTATATATATTTTATTTCTTTTATCTATATATATTTATTTCTTTACTATTTCTAAAATTAAGATTTAATAATTTATTGAGATTTATATGTCGGCATATTCATATTATCATTTTGTGGAGGAATTTGTGCCATTACAATAGATTTTTACCTTAAAGAATCCATCCTTATCCTATTAGAATATTAGTTCGGTGGTGACTGTATAAAAGATTCTTGCACTATTCATTTTGCTTAGGAGATTGTGGTTGTGTCATCTTACAATACTATTCCAATTACCTTATTTGCGGAGGATGTATTACAGGTCTGGGGGTGCCATCATACTGTGCAGTCAGCCCTTGATTTCCAGCATACAAGAGCGCCAGGTTTGCTTTGGATGAGTCTAGGTGTCGTACGGGCCACCACCATTGATGTCGAGCGGGCCACCACCATCGGCCCTGTAACGATTGGTGGATGCCATAGGTATTTTTCGTGTCATAGATAGTCTTTGTCCGGGTGCCATACTAAAAGATTCCTGCATATTATTCATTTGCTTAGGAGGCATTGAATCATCTGACACCATTTCTTCGCTAGAAGTATTTAAATATGGTGCAGAATTATAAATATCAGAAAAATATGGTTTTACTTTTTCCATTGATCCATTGTATAATGGTTGTTGATTGCAATTATTTAAAAACATATATACATTTTCAGGATTCTTGGAATTTTCTAAAATATTATTAACATTCTTTTCATAATCCTTATAGGTGTTCATATCAGCAGCTTTTCTCCAAGTATCACCACATATATTTGAACTAGGCAAAGTGTAGCCTGGAGATGTTTGTGTAGGTATATTATTATATACTATTGGGCATAAACTTGGAGATAAGATTTTTGGAACACTTTCAGAAAAAGTACTAATACATGAATCACTAGTCTTACAATTAGGATTATATTTATATTGATCGCAATCAGATAATGGTCTTGTAATATTCCATAATTCTGATTCTACATCAACAACTTCTCTATCTTGTCTATACCATGCTTGATCATCAATACATTTAGAACAATTTTCTTGTGCCCCAAAATATAAATTATATTGTAATGGGTCTACAGATTGTTTTAAATCTTGGGCATATTTACAGCAATCATACACTTGTCTATTTGAAGCTCCTTGGGTAGAGTAACTCATTATTTATATATTTATATTTACAAAAAAAAAAAAATATATATATATAATTTTTAAAATAAAATTATATATAAAGATATCTTCTATATAATAAATTTATTATCTAAAATATGATTTATTATCTAAAATATGATTTATTATCTTGTCGTGATGATTCACCTATTAATCTAGGGTCTAATACTCTATTATAATTTGAATCTAAATATTGAAATTGATTTTCAAACGGTTGTTTGTTTTTTAAACAATTATTTCTAGTTGTTAAATTTGTTTTTAATATATCTTGATCTTGCCAAAATCTATCATTATTACTATTTTCTCTTATCTCTTTTTCTTCATTATCATATAATTGTTGTCCAGATAAATTATTCTTTATAAATGTATTATCATTAAAAGTTACCTTTTTTCTTGAATTTATATTAGGTATTGACTTTTTAAATTCAGTATCAAATTCTGAACTTTCCTGATTATAATCTAATATATTGTTAATTTTATCCAATTTACTAGAAACAGTATCATTACCTGTTAATCTTGTATTCATCAATTTTGATTTAGCAAATCCTAAAACATCATATTGTATATCTGGTCTCTCTGAATTTAAACCATTATTATAATATCTATCTGGAACATCTTCTACAGAATTAGCAGGTGTATTAAAAGATCTATTATTACCATAATTATTAACTGATGAATTAATTTTTCTATTCTTCAATTTTTTCATTCTTGAATAATAATCATTCATAGCACCTTCTACTTGTGATAATAATTCAAATTTATTTTTATTATTATTTAAATCTTCATTTTCATCAAAATTTGAATAACCTATTGTTGATTCACCTGTATTCAAATAATTACCATTAACGTTATAATTCATATTTTCATGTAAATTATTACCACTTTTTATTCTATTTATTAATTGATTTATTATATTTAAGTCTTCTTTAGTTATATTGAATCTTTTATAAAAAAAATAATCCTGATCTATATTATTCATTCTATAATATTTTTTTGTTTTTAAAAATTCTATATATACGGGTATTTTTGAATCTAACAATGGACTTCCTTGATTGATATTCATCTCATATGAATTAATTAATAAATCAATATCTTCATTACTACAATCATTTACATTATTATTCATTAATATATATTCAATTAAGAAAAAATTATATAAAACTAATCTTAATAATTTATTAATCCACTACAAATAATTCTATTATTAATATTCTTATCTTTAATATAAAAAAATAATTTGTGATCTAATATTATTTCATCTATATGTCTTAAATTTTTTTTTTTTATATATTCTATATTATTTACAACTAAATCTAAAGTTAAATTACTTATTATGTCCATATTATACATTTTTCCATATAATACTTCCCCTAAATGTAATTTATCTAATGTGAATTTCTTACCATAATTATTACTAATCTTTTTATTTAATTTGGGGAATATAAACACATTTGCTATTGTATTATAATCTTTATCTTTTATTAAAATATCATAATCAATCTTATCTATATTATTTTCATCCTTCTTAAACATAAAACCAATCTTACTTTCTATAAAATCTACCTCTATTAATATATTGTCGTTATAAATTTGTATTGAAACAGGCACATTGATTAATTTAATAAATTTTATCTTATTTATATTATTTTTTAATTTTCCACTAATTATTTCTGGTTTATATAATGATGGTATTTGTAGTGTATATTTAAAAATAACCTCAAATTTAAATTTATCATTATTATTTTCATTATTATTTTCATTTACTTTTATATTATATATATCTTCAATCTTATTTATAAATGTAGTATTAATCATATTTTCAGTAACTGGTAATTCACAATTAATTAATATCATTTCTTTTATTAGTTCAGAATGATTTTTCATATCATTTAATAAAACTTCTTTTTTTTTAAATCCAAGCATTGTTAATAATTTATCAGTTGTTGGATTTTTTGATAATAAAATTATAGATTTCCATAAATATGCTAAAGAAAATGGTGAATATACATTGAATATCTTCTTATTATTCAAATTATTCGTATGTTCTTGATTTATTATATCCTTTTCCATTAAATCTATACTGTCGTTTAAATTTATTATTTCTGCCTCTAATTCTTCATAATTCTCATTTATTATTGAAAATTCTTGATTATTTAAATTAAATTCATTCATACATGAAATTTTAACATCCTCGTTCTTCTTCTCGTAAATATATGGATTATTTATTAAATTCTTCTTGTTATTTAATATCTGCATATTTTTTATAGGCATTCCTGAATAATCACAAAATTTATTATCAGTTGTATCAATGTCTTCTGTATTATTAGATATCTTAAAAAACATATCTCTATCATTTAAATAATTTTTATTTGTATCTTGATTAAATAATACTTCTCTATTTAAAATAAAATTTTCATTTCCTCTCTTATTCTCTGAATTTGTTATTGTTCTTTCTTTAGTTTTTTCATCATTATTATTAAAAACACTAAAATTTGAATAATTCATTGTATTATTTATATATTAATTCTTACATTTATATTAAAAATATTAAAAAAACTAAGTTATATTATAATATAGTTTTTATTATGAAAATTCTTAAGTATATTTAGTATAATAAAATTTTTTATAAATCACGAAAAATAGAATAAAATAAATACTGTAATTTAACTGTATGTGCTTTATCTTTTTTCTAACTATAGTATCTTGTACTGCTCTTCTAAATTTATCACAAAAAATTACTAGTAATTCGTCATCAGTTATAATAGGTTTTATAGTAGATTTTGTATTAGATTTTGTATTAGTATAGTGGTCTGGTGAAACGTTAAAATATTCTATCCATCTTCTTAATAATTTAGTTCTAGTATTTTTTCATAAGCAAAATTTGCACGTGTATCATGAGTTGCTAATTCTTCAAAATGAGCTAAAAATAGCGGAAACCATAACCTACTAAAGATTCACACCAACTAATAAATTCTGGTATATCAAGTGATCTAAAATTATCTAAATCCAATAGAGAATTATTTTAATGAATTAAAATATTATATTAAACAAAAACAACTAATAAATTAATTTTTTGTCTCAACTTGAAAGAGTTATGATATTTATAAGCTATGCTTATCAATATCTCATTTAAAATTGACCTTGTTGTAATATAACAATCAATGTATAATGATGAAAATAATTTGAAATTTATATATTTGTATAATAACTAATAAAATATTCTTAAATTATCATTTTGATTTACTGGGCAGCATGTTTAGCAACCAAATCTTTTACCTTTCTATTATATTCTTCTCTATTTTTACTAAATAAAGCAGCAGCATCTGTATTAAAAATTTCTGTTTTATCTCTATTTACTTCAGGATTTTTTAATAATTCAATTATTTCTAATAATATTTCAGATATTTTTCTTGCTGGACTCCAACAATCTTCTGAACGAAATTCAGGAAAAGAACTATGGACACTTAATTTTTTTAACCAAATAGGAGTATCATTAATAAAATTAGGATGATAAATCATAGTCCTTATCCAAAATTTTGGTGGAGTAAATGGATAATCTGTGGGAAATAATACCTCAATACTAAATTTACCTCCTTCATAAGGAGAATCTGGTGGTCCATGAATAGTAAAATTTGTTTTATATTTAGAAGGATCACCAGGTTTAACTGGCACCTCTTCTGGTAAATCTTCACTTTCAACACCAGGTATTGATTTGGTTTTTATTTCTCTTAATTCTCTTATAATACGTTGAAGATTACCACCAACTTGATTTTTTAAAGCTAAATATTTAGTTTTGTATTTTAAATACTTTTTTTGTAATAACATATATATATATATATACTATAAAAATTTTATAATTAAAATAAAAAATATGTTTATAAATAATTATTACTATTATAATAAAATATGGTTTGGACAATTACTGATAATTATTTATTTCTTAATAATCAAAAGAATATTAAAAACAATGATAAAATATATTTATTTGATTTAGATAATACACTTATAACTACAACAAGCGGTAAAGTTTTTCCAGTTGATGAATATGATTGGAAATTTATCTATAATTCTGTAGAAGATAAAATTAATTCATTATCAAAAAATAATAACACTATTGGTATAATAACTAACCAAATGGGTCTTAAAAATAATTTTCTAATCAAAAAATGGATTTTTAAAATGAATAATATACTAAAAAAAATAACCGTTAATTTTGTTTTTGTAGCACTAAAGAATGATGGTTATAGAAAACCACTATTAAAATCAATTGATGTATTAGCTAATAATGGTATAATTATAGAAAATTACAGTATAAAATATTATATAGGTGATGCGTGTGGAAGAGCACAAGACCACACAGATACAGATCTTAAATTTGCTCTTAATGCTAAATTACGATTTAGAACACCAGAAAAATTCTTTGGAATTAAAACAGATAATAAACAAGAATTATTTACAACTTATCCAGAATTAGATTACTATACAGTTGAAAAATTTATAATGATTACTAATAACATAATAAAGTTAGTAAAAGATAATGAAAAAGTCTTAATTATGATGATTGGTTTTCCTGCTTGTGGCAAATCATATTTAAGAAATCTATTATTAGAAAAAATTAATAATCAAAATAGTTTTGATAACATATATTACATTAATAATGATGATATAAAAGAAGGTTTAAAAAATCCAAGTTTATGTGCTAATTTAACTGATTGTAATAGTAAAAATAAAATTATAAATGATAATACAAATTTATCAGTAAAAAATAGAAAAATATTTTTGGATAAGTTTAGTGATTATTTTACAATTGGTATATTTTTTGATTATGAAATGGAGACCAATCAATATCTAAATTATTATAGAATGTATAATAATAATAAACCACTAATAAATAAAATGATTTATAATAAATTAAATAAAGATTTTGTTAAACCAAATAAAAATGATTTTGATAAATATTTTGTAGTAAATAAAATATTTCCTTATTTCAAATCAAAAATTAAATATCTATTCTAATATCTTTGTGAAACCATATAAGGTTCTTCAAAATAAGTACATTTAGAAGTATTTTCTTTACATTGTGGCCCGGTCTTATAAAGCCAATCAGCAAATTCACCTTGTTTATTAGGGATAGTAGTAATTGGTAACGTATAAAATAATCTTTGTGAATTTTGTCTCTCATAAACATCTTCTATATTTCTATAAATAGTGCTATTATATAAATATTTAGCATCATCTTTAGTTTGATCAGAATTGCAAGGTTCAGGAACATTTGCAGCATCTAAATAATCTGAAAATACAACATTCATATAAGGATTATCTGCAGTAGGTTTTCTACATTTACTTTTTTTATATTTTTCATTAGCTTCATAATTTATTTTTTTTTTTTCAGTTTTTGTATCCAAATTATATTCTCTTCCTAATCTATAATTACCATCTGAATCAATATATCCTGCTTCTAAAATAACATTAGGCGACGAATCATCTTTCATTATTTTATCTCTATAATTTGGATCATTATATATTGAATTTATTGGTCCATTCGTTTCGGATAATTCTTTTTTATTTTTTAATAATTCTTTAGGACAATCATCATTACAATTTATTTTACAACCATTTTTAGGACAATAAAAATTATCAGGAGTATATTCTTCTATTTCATCGTCAGATGCTACTAAGTCATCTTCTATATTATTTTCATCACAAACATACATATAATAATATATTATTATTAGTATTATAAATACTATAACTAAAATAATAAATATTGCTTCTCGATTAAAAAGTAATAATAATATTAAAAATATAATTAATAATCTGGTTATAGTGTTTAATTTTCTAATCATATTCATTTTATTATTTGGAATTATTTCCCAATAATTATTTATTATATTTGATGGTTCATTTAACCAAAATTTCTCCATTTTATATAATATAAATTATATAAATATAATTAAAAAATAAATAAATATTTTATTTAATATACATAAAATAATATGTGTAGATAAAAGTAAAAAGTGACAAAATTATAAATTATAATATAATTGTAATTATAATTAGTTTATTTTAGCGTCTTTGCTATTCTAAAATCTTTTATTATCATGAAGAAATATAAACAGAATCTATCGATAAAGATATCGTAAATGATCAAGTATTTATAAATTCTTAATTATTTTTTTGAGCCTGCTTTTTTAATTCTAATAATGCTTTTAACTTTTCTTTTTTTTTATCTATACTTAATTGATCTAAATCAACCTTACTTAAATCAACCTTACTTAAATCTACTTTATTTAAATCTACTTTATTTATATCAACTTTACTTAAATCAACCTTACTTAAATCAACCTTACTTAAATCAACCTTACTTATATCTATTTTTTTTTTTTCTGAAGCTGTTTCTGTATTTCTTTTTTTTATATTATTTAAATTTTTTTCTTCATCTTTTTCAATTTTATTATCATCATCATTATCATCATCATCATTATTATCATCGTTATCATCATCATCATCATCATCATCATCATTATTTTCATCATCATTATCTTTTTCATCATCATCATCATTATCTTTTTCATCTTGATTAACTTCTTCATCATCTTCATCTTCATCATGATTATTTTGATTAACTTTATTATTTTCATAATTTTGATTATTATTATTTTTTTGATCTTTTTCCATTTCATTTTGATTAAAAGAAACAACCAATTTTTGGATATAAGATGAATTTATTTTATTAATAATATCTTTAGTAGAATTTAAAAATATTTCATTATTATTTTGTGTATTAGAAAAACTAGATATTTGCCTACCTTTAAAATAAGCTATAAAATTAGGAGAATTATTACGCATTTCACTAAAAAAATTAATATTATCAATAAAATTATCTAAATTAATTAATAAATGTAGGCAATATGTATTATTTTTGGATAAACTTTTAAATAAAGATGCGATATTATCTTCAAACGCCTTTTCTATTTTTTTTGTAGTGAAAATAATACATATAGGCTTAAAAAAGTTATTTTTTATTAATTCATCTAAATCACTCTTTTTACAAACTCTATACAAATTTTTTGACATTTTTATATACTTGAAATATCTCTACTCATTTAAATATTTTTTATTTATTTTTTTTATTTTTTTTTTTATTTTCACTTTCTGTATCTTTAGTTGTATCTGTAGTTGTATCAGCAGCAGGCATAGAATTTTGTTGTTGTTGATTTAATCCTTTTTCAATATTAGATCTAATTAATAAATCAACATATTTAAGTGCATCACTATTTGTTGTGTTTTGTGCCAAATTACTTGTTGCATCCCATAAATCTAATACATTAACATTCTTATCTTTAATAGTATGCATCATATCTTTTGCTACTTTTTGAGCAATACCTAGTAATTGTTCAACACCTTTTTTCCCACTAGTTTGTTCTTGAGGTTTATTTTTCATATCAATAACTTCATGTTTAATATTATCAAGCATTTCAGAGAGAATATTTCCAGTTTGTTTTGTGCCTTTAAATGATTCACTATTTAAAACATCATTTAATTTATGTGCTGCTGTATTAACATCATCTTCTTTAATATTATCCATATAATTTGCCATTTTATCATTCATTTGTTGATTAACAATAGTTTCCATTAACATTTCATAAGCAGATAAATTTTTAATTTCAACTCCTTCATATAATGTTTTAATATCCATATTATCAATAACATTTCCAACAGTTTCAAAGGGATTAAATTCATTGGAGGTATTACTTGAATTAATACTTTCAATAACTTTAATATATGTAAAAGCACTTATATGTAAAGCATTTAATTCTTTATATAATTCTTGTCTATCAGATACTGATAATGATAAGAAAATTTTATCTACATTAAGTGCAGGCATGAGTGTCCAACATTTTTCATTTTTTTCTAATAATTTATTTAATACTTCATCAGAATAATTATTATTAGCTAAATACATTAAATTTTCTTGTAATTTAGAATTAGCAGCCACCTTTTTAATAACTTTTTCAAAATCTAATTTAGAAACGAGAGATAAAATTTTTTCCAAATCTTTTCTAATATCTTTACTATTAACTTTTTCTAATGATAATTTTATAAAAGAATTAAATAAATTTACAAATTTATCAAAAAAATAAGTTTTGTAATCTGAGGGGGTTTGAGAATTATCCATATATAGTTAAACATATAATTATTTTTTAAATGTTTTTAATAAAATCATTTAAAAATTAAAAAAGAATAATAATTTTTTCCAAAATCATAATCATTATTTGAATATAATCTTTAATAATAGCTATATCGTCTTTAATTAATAAAACTTTTGCATTTTTTTTTATATCAATAATTAGATTAATAATTTCTAATTCATTTTCATTAGTATTTTTAATTAAATTTTTTAATTGATAAATATTATTTAGATTATTAGAATTATAGTCAATATTTTCTTCTAAACTATCAAATGAAAAATTCAATATTGTTTCTTTATTTTCTAGTATATGATGTAAGCTTTTTTGAATTATTTCAAATTTATTTTCATTTAAATTTTTTTTAATAACATCTATAAAAAATAATATTTTTTTTGGAAGTATTTTTTTATCATTACAAAAATCTATTAAATTTATTATTAATTCAATATACTGATTTGTTAAATAATTAAATTTTTCTACTTCTAATGTATTCATAATAAAATAATTTACTAATATATCTTTTAATATATTTATATAACTTTTTTTATTTTATTTATTAAGCACATTATAATGTTCAATTTCATATATTTTTTCAATTTCATTTTTTTCATTTATTCTTTCTGTTTCTAATGTTTTAATTAACATTTCTTGAGTTTTTCTATCTAATTTATTCCCTTCAGGTGCAGTATATATTGCTTGTTCTTTATCTACAGTTGTAAATGATTTTGGTAATGGATTATCTGTCATTAAATAAGCAAAAGAATCAGATAATCCATCCATTTCTTCTTTTAAATATCCAAAAGGAGATTTTTTTATAGTTGGACCATTATTATTAATTTGTTTTTCATTATTATTTTCTTGATTAATTTGAACATTTTTATTAATTCTAATATTATTATTTTTAATATTACTATTATTAATTAGAACAGGTTCTTCTTTATTACGTTTAACAATATTATTTGCTAAAGGTTGATTATTTATTTTAGGAGTTTGATAATTATTATTAATTTTTATATTATTTAATAAATTTTCTAGCCAAGTAAATACATTTTTACCTTCAATTGGAGTATTATTTCCTTGAATAATAATTGTTGGAACCACTTTAAGTCCTTTAGAAGAATATGAATTTATATTTTCATCAATACATATAAGTTTTAAATATTTTAAAACACCATTATTATGACAAGTATTAATAAATATTTCACAAGTTTTACATTTTTTACTATAAAATAATAAATTAGGATTATTTTGATTCATATAATAATAATTATTATTATTATTTAAACTAATTTAATAAAAAATTTGATAAATTAAATATATATATAAAATCATAGTATATATATTAATAGTAATATGAATATAAGGCAAATAGAAAATTCAATTGATGATTTTGAATCAACAATATTAAAACTAGAAATATCAGGAAAAAATATTAGTTTTCCAATAATAAATGCTCTTAGAAAAGTATGTATAAATCAAGTACCTATTTATGCATTTCATACGGATAAAATTAATATTTTAAGAAATAATTCTGTTTTTGATAATACTTATATGCGTGAGAGATTATCACAATTACCAATTACAAAACTTAATGAAAATAATGTTTTAAATTTTTTACCTTTAAAATATTATAAAAATATTAATTTTAATGATAAAAATTTTGAAAAACATCCAGAAGATAAACTAAATATTGAATATTATATTAAAGCTAAGAATGACGGTCCTTATAAAATATTAAATGTTAGCACAAATGATTTGCAGATAAATATTGATAATGAGAGAATAAATAATAAAGAAAAATATTCTGAAAAGAATCCATTATTACTCATTCAATTAAGAATAGGTGAAGAATTTGAATGTTCTTTAAAAGGTGTGTTAGCAGTAGGTGAATATAATTCTATATTCAATGCTTCAAGTTGTTATTATGATGAAATTGCTGATGATAAATTTATATTTAATATAGAATCAAATGGTCAGATCACTGAATATAATATTTTAATAAAAGGTTGTGATATAATTATTGAAAAATTAAGAATTATAAAAGAGAATATTAATAATCAACAATATAAAAATATAAATATGGAAAATAATTCAATAATATTAGAATTATTAAATGAGGATCATACATGCGGAGGTCCAATAAATTATATGTTACAAAATATGAAAGAAGTAATATATTCAGGTATAACAAAACCAAATTTTATGGAAAAAAATTTAATATTAAAACTTAGAGTGGAAAAATCAGCAGATTTATATAAAATATTTAATAAAGCTATTGATGAATGTATAATATTATATGAAGAATTCAAAATAAAATTTATTGAATTATATAAAGGTAAGAAAAAATAAGGTTTTTATAAAATTTTATTATTAATATAATATATTATATTAATAACAATGTATATAGATGATATTAACAATATATGGGATGAATCAATAAATAATTATTTTACAATTTGGATTATCCAAAAAACGAAAGAACTAATTAATATTGATACATTACTGAATGAAACTAATTTTGTAAAATTTCAAAAAGAAATTAATAAAACTTTTGATTTATCTTTTAGTATTATTTCACAGGATAAAATAAAATCTATTGTAACTAAAAATTCAAATATTGATTTAATTAATAATATTATAAAAAAATATATTTGTTATTATTTTTTCACTTTTCTTGGTGTTGTTTATAAAGATAAATTTGATCTTTTTAATAATAATCTTATAGAATTTAGTAGAAATCAAGCTAATTATGAAATAAAAGTAGATAATTTCTTTTCTTCTGAGAGTAATTCAAATATTGTTAAAATTGTACTGCTTATTAAAGAATTAATAGATCTTATAGAAAAAATTTATAATCAATCTAAAAAAGAAAAAAATAAATCAAAATTATCAAGATCTATTAATACTGAAGAAAAAAATAATGATCTTAAAATTAAAAAAGTAGATGAAAATGAAAAAGAATTAATATCTGAGGAAGTAAATAGTGATTTAACAAAATATACAACCATATTAAAAAATTATAGTAAAGAATTAAATAATTTCTTATTAAAAAATGATTTAATTGATACTTTATTAGAATTATATGAAAAAAATATAATTGAAAAAAAAGATGATATTTCAAAAAATGTTTATTTACATGTTGTAATTAAAACTATAATTTATTTAAAACTATATAATGAAGAAAAAAGAGATATTTTTAACATAATTGAAAATAGTGAAATAAGCACAGGTGAGTATGTATATATAGACGTTGTAGTTCCACAAAGTGTGTATGTGGATTATGATGTAATTGAGAATATATTAAATCCACAAGAATTAAAAACTGATTATCCTGAAAAAATATATAAATTATTAAATGAAGATTATTCTGAAAATTTAAATGATAAACGAAAGTATTATTCAAATCTAGAAATAAAAATACAAAAATTATTAGATACAAAATTATTAATTCCTATAGTTGATGATTTTTTAATATTTCATAAAGATAATGAAAAATATGAAAAACAAACAGATAAAATTGAAGCACCCAAAAAAAAAGAAGAAACGAAAATAAAATATATAATTAATAAGATTAATACTTACTCTGAATATTATAGAAATCCAACTGAAATAAAAAAATTACAATTTGTTCCTTTACAAGATAGAAATGCTATAACAGTTAATGTTTATGAAGATATTAAGATTATATCAAAAATGATAAATATAATTAAAATGAATATAGAAAATTTAGATTTATTTAACGACTTAATTAATTATAGAGAATATCCATATATTTCATTTAAAGATTTTGAAAAAAATGGATTTATATATAATGATGAAAATACAAATATAGCTTTAAGAAATATAAATTTTACTAATTTAAAAAAAAATAAAATTCAATCACTACAAACACGAACTATAACAACAGAATTACCCGTTAATATTGTTGGTTTTGCTATTATAAATAATTATGATGAAATTGATTGTTTAAATAATAAAAATTTTATTAATATAACAGATTCAACTGATAATCCAATAATAAATATTACAACAATTTTAGAAAATAAAATTAGATCAACAATATTTTCAGAAAAAAATAAATTAGAAAATAATTATTATTGGTTATTTGATTTAGAAAAAAATAAATATTTTATACCAAATTATGATATTTCAGAAAGTATGCCCAAAAATGATATAGTTAAAATAATTACAGCTTATTTATATGATTTTACCTTAGAAACTATTATAAATATATTTAAAAATAATATTTTAAAAGAACAATCAAAATATATTTATGATTATACAAATTTATTTGAAAAATTAATATTTAAATATCCTGATTTATCTAACCAATTATTTTCTATTGATATTGATAACTTGGAAAATATAATCTATTATGAAAAAAGTAAAAAAAATAATAATTTATACGATGAATATGAAGACGAATTTCCAGGATTATTTGGTAATATTTTAAAATTACCAACAGCACCAAAAAAGACTGTTCCACCTATCCCAATATTAATTATTTTAAATGATTTTAAAGATAAAATAAAAGAAAAAAAAACATTGTTGATAAAAGATTTAAATTTAGATATAGACGAAAATGAAGAAACTAAAGAGTATATTAATGCTAGATGCCAACATAATGTTTCTTGGGATAAAATATCTTTATTAAGAAAAGAAAATCAATTATTATTTGCTAAATTAACTTATAGTTTTATGCAGCAATATGTAGAAATATCAGAAACAACAGAATATAGATGTAAAAGTTGTAAATCGCCATTAGATATTAAAAAATTTATTAATGATGGTATGTTTGATAATGCTTCTCAAAGTTTTATCACATATAGCGTTCATATAGATGTAAATATTGAAGATTTACCAGAATATGAAAAATATAAAACTGCTATTAGAAATATAGATAAATTAATTGAAAAAATAAGTTCTATTTTAAATATTCATGGTTTTTCTGGTCAAATGTATATGGTAAGAAGTAATAGAAAATCAATTATGAAAGATTCAATAGATATTATTATAAATCATAATGTTTTTTTAAAAAATAATTATTTAAGTAAAAGAGATAAATATATAGAAAAATATGGAATAAATAAAATCTTAAGTAATTTATTCTTTTTTGAATTTGATAATAATATTTTTGTCTATTCTAGTAAAGAAAAAGATTTAAAAAAAATTATTAAACATAATAATGTTATTGCATATATCATAATTTTATTAATTTTAGAATTAAATGAATCTCAAATTTTATCACTAAAATTTGATAAAATATGTAGTTATTCTATATTTAAAAGAATTGGTTATTCTTTATTTGAAAATATAAATTTAGTTGTTAATAAATCTGGTGATTTAAAACCTATCAAATATTATACTATTTTATGTTATTTAATTTATTTATTTACTTGTTTTATTACAAAATATAATTTATGGGCAGATACTATAAATAAAGATAATGTTAAAAATACCAAATTTAATCCATTAATTCAAAAAAGTGCTATTCATACTGTTATTGAATTATTAAATTCATTATTAATTGTTGATGAAAATTATTATAAAAAAAATAAATTATATATTTATGAAATATTATCAACAAAATACTATATTAAATTAGATATGTATAAAGATATTCAAATTATAAAAAAATTAGATAAAATGTTTTTAGGGGAAAATATACAAAAAGATACATCTATTAATATTGTTGATAATAATAAATTTGATATTATGCCTAATTATTCTTTTATAAATAATTTTAATTTAGATGATTTATTTATAAGAGTATCCTTAAAATATTTAGTAAAAAAATATAATATTCCAAATAAATATTATGATAAACAACCTATAAATGATATTAGTAATTTAACTAATTGTATTGAAGGTAGATTTCATAATTTTATAAATAAAGATAAAAAATTAATATGTGGTAATTGTAATGTAATTGCTGATTTAATTATTGTTAAGGATAGTAAAAATTTTATTTTTAAAGAACAAGTAAATAATTATTATAAAAAATTAGCTAAGAAATATTGTTTAGATGGTTCTGTCCATTTTTTTGAATATAATACTAAGGAAGATACGAATGTATGCAAAAAATGTAAATTTAAAGAAGGTATGGTGATAAATTTTAAAAATAGTGAATTAGAAAAAATGTATTTAATTATTGAAAAAACAAAAAGAGATAATAATTTATTTATTGAAAATTTATTAAAAAAATTAATAAATATTAATCAAGAAAAAAAAAATAATATAAAAAAAATATTTGAAAAATTAACTTATAAATTCCAAAAAAATGATAATGATATTAATGTTTCATTAAATATTTTACTAGATAATATACAAAAATTATTAGGTGTTGATATATTAATCGGTAATGATATGCATAATCTTAATAATAATATATTTATAATAGATCACGATTTTAATGGTGTAAAACTAGATGAAAAAATACTAATTTATGATAAAGATAATAAATTTAGAATTATTGAAAATCATACTTTTTATAAAAGAGATGTGTTGATATTCACAATCCAAAAAAATACAAAATATGAAGTTTTCTATGATTTACATAAAAAATATTTATTAGGTTATAGAGAAGTTAATAAAGATTTTAATTTAAATGAAAAACCATTCTGCAAAATTAAAATTAGTTATAGTGTAAAAAATTTATTTTTAATGTTTGGTTTTACTAGACAATATATCGATATTAGAGATTTTTATCCAGAAATTATGGGATGGTCTAGTGATAAAATAAATGAATTAAATGAATCATTTAATATGACTGATTTTTTTAATAAAGTATGTAATAGAAGATTAACATTTTTAAAAAAATTAGGTTATGAATATCTTAAATTTATTAATAGAATTAATTTTAAATATAACGTAAAATTAATAAATAATCCAGAAAATAATCCTGATTTAAATTCATATCAAATTGAAGAATTTCATATTATTAATAATCCTATTGATATTATTTATGATAAATTTATTAAAAAATTTGAATCTAATATTACTACCTCAGTTAATAAAAAAGATGATGATAATAAAACAAAAAAAAATAAAAATATACCAAAATTTGAAAAACATCAATTTTTAAAATATATGAATACCATTATTAATTTTTTACCATATACAAATTTTAATGAAAATACAAATTATAGCTTATTTACAGAATTTACTTATTTTATTAAAAAAGATTATTTTAGTAATATAGTGCTAAATTATATTACAGATGAATTTGTTAGAATATTATCCTATAATGATAATAAAACACAAAAAACTAATATATGCTTATTTTTGTTAGAAATAATAAATAAATTATTTGATTTGTATAATCTTGATATTGCTATATTTGATAAAGATGTAGATCACTTTAATCAAATATTATATAGTTCTGAATTTTACCTAGAAACACAAAATAAAACATTATTCGTTGATGCTGTTGATTATTATGGTAATCAACATAATCTTCAAGATGTTGATAATGAAGAAGAAAGAGAAAAAATTATGGATGAAATTGAAGATGATATAGAAGAATTAAATGCTCAGGATTTAGGAGACGAAATTATTGATGAAGAAGGTATGTTTGATTTATATTCTAATTATGATTTTATTGATAATAAAATTAATGATAGATATAATCTACTAGAAAATTTATTATAAAATTTTATATTTATTATATTAAGTATAAAATATATTTTATTATTATAAATTATAATATGAACGAATTAATAATTATTGTCATTATAATAGTAGTAATATATTTAATTCATTTAAATTCTAATAATAATAATAATAATAATAATATTATTGATGATGATAAACCTTTAAAAAAATCAGAAGAATATATTAATATAACAAATCCTTTTAAGGAAGGAGTCGATCAACAAAAATTTGCTGATCAAGATAAATTAGTTAATGATATACCTGTAGAAGGTTATACTAATAATCCATCTTCTTCTTCAATACTTTATAAAAAAAATAGATTATCTAAAGATTTTTATAATAATAAAAATAATAGAATTTTTGATGATGTAAATATGTTAAAAGCTCTTAAAAATAAAAATAAAAATAAAAATAACAAAATTAAATTAAATAAATTTTTTGTTTCAACTCAATTTAATGATTCATATAGAGATGTTTTAACAGCACTAAATATGTTGTGTCCAGATCAAAAAATTGTTTTTAATTTACAAACTTTACCTGTTACAACTACAATTTATGATCCTAGAATTATCCCTCCTCTTGTAGTTATTAAACTCGTTGATGGTTTTATTAATAAATTAAATAAAATTTTAAAAGATTTACCTGACTCTTATGAAGTTATTAATGATTATAATAATTATTTACCTATGACTTCACAATTAAAGAAATATGTCGATGATAGAGGTATAAATAAATTTTATAAGGATATTGGTGTTGATTATAATCTTTATCCTGATATTCCTAAAAATTCCCCTGTTAAATTAATTGCTCTAACTGAAATGAAAAGAGAATATACTGAAGCTGAAACAAAATATATTGTTTCTCTCGTATTCCAAAAAATTGTTAAAACTGTAACCGACCAAATGAAAATTACTATTCATTTTGTTATGAAAAATGATCCTCTCGCAGGTGAAGGATTATTCGGTAAAATTGATAATGTTAATGATAGTAAGAAAGTAGCTATTGAATTTATTTTTGTAGATGGTTACTTTACTAACGACTATAATGTTGATTATCAATCTTATGAAAATAATAATGGTAAAAAAATATCTATGACTGATGGTGATGACAATTTTTACTCTTTTGATGAACTAGGTAAAAATTCTATGATGTCCGATAGTCAAATAATCTCTCAATTTAATAAAAAATTAAGAGAACATGAATTAGAAATGGTTAATTTTTCTAAAAATATACCCTATCCAGTTACTAACTAAATCTATTTAGTTTATATGTTGATATTTATTTTAATTGTAAATATTTACTCTTATATTTCAAATATTTATTGTAGTAAAATAAACTACCACCAATAGATGCATTTTTTTCATTTTCACATTTTACTATCGCTTCAATCTTATCTTGTTCTACTAATATATTAATTTTTTTTTTTTTATTTTCAATACTTTCATTTAATTCAATTAATTTTTTATTTTTATTAAAATCAGTTTTTGTTGTTCCTATTGTAAGTTCAAGAATTGTTTTTTTTATATCTTCGACATTCTCTTGTATTTCACATATATAATTATCAGTTTTTTTTTTATAATTTGGATTTATAATTTTTACTAATTCTGATTCTAATTGTGTGATTAACTGTTGATATTCCTGAAATTTACCGTTATAATTTAATATAAATCCTGTGATATTTTTTAGAGTAGAAGTATCCGTATTTTTACTTATTTCTTCTAAATGTATCACCCAGTCTTCTTTTTGTATATGAGCTTGTGGTGCTTTTGGAACAGCTATTTTATTACTTTCAAGTAGTTCTCTTTCACATGCTTGTATTAACCTTTTTGATTTTAATACTTTATCTTTTTTTTCTTCTTCTAAAAGATGTCCTAATTCATTATTACAATCATTTATATTTTTAAATTTATCATATTTTAATTTAACAGCTTCGTAATAGGATTTAATATTTAGAAATATTTCTTCGGTTTTACATGCTCTTTTATTCATTTTTTCGGTAGTAATATTTTTTTCTTCATTTTGAAGATCAGAGTTGTACAATTCAATTTTTTCTTTTCCTAAATTAATTTTTCTTAGTGATAATTTATAAAAATTTTCATCATTAACATCATAATTTTTATTAGCAATCCACGTGGTAATATCACTACTATATTTTTTGGCATTTATTAGAGCATCTTTTATTATTTCTTTTGGGTCCGATAATACTGTATCTTTGCCATCTTTTTTTTTTTTGGCATATTCTTCAACATCTTTTTCGACTATTCGCATTATATGATTTTGGGTTTCTTTAAACTTGTCTGTTAATTCATTTAACATTTCTTTAAAAGCATCGGTTATACCTTTATTTAAAGCTTCATCAGTTAAACCTTTATTTAAAGCATCTTCTAATTTTTTTTTTAAAGCATCATCGGTTATAACTTTTTTTAAAGTATCATGTAATTTTTTTTTTAAAGCATTATCATCATCAAACCATTTATGTATATTTTCTTTTTCAGATTCATAAAACATTTTATGTATATCTTCGATATACTTTTTCATTTCACACACATAATCATCAATTTTGTTTTTAAATTTAATATTATGAATATCTTTTTTTAATTTTTCTATATCTAAGATTACTTTATTTAATCCCCTATATTCAATTTCAAAATTATTTAATTTCTGTTTATAATCGGCATCCAATTTTGATTTATTTATAATATCCTTAAAATCTTCAGAAAAATTTTTTACTTTTTTATTATCGTTTCCTTTATCGTTTTCTTTATCTATTCCTAAATTTAGTTTATTACATATATTAACTTGATTTTCTTTTTCTTTTTTTATATCATTTTTTACTCTTTCTATGACTTGTATTTCTTGCTTCTTTCTTATTCCACAATTTACTATTTTTAAATATTGTTTATGTTTTAATTCAAATGCTATATACATGTCTTTAATCTCAATAAATATTTTTTCTACTTTACATACTCTTTTTTCTTTTGTTGCAAGATCATTTTTTATATTATCTCTTTTACTTTTATTTTTTTCTTCTAATATATTTATTTTTTTAACCATTTGTTTAACTGCATCATTAAACACAGTTTGATCATCTTTTATACTTTTTATAATTTTTTTGCTATCTTCAGAAGATTCTTTTGCCTTTTCTTCAAATAAATTTACTTTTTCATCAATATCTTTATTATATTCTTCTATCGCTTCTTTTAATAAATTTACTTTTTCATCATTATTAGCAGCTTGATAAGCTTTGGCTTTACTTAAGGCATTATTTATAATTGTTTGTTTGTTTTTCTTTTCAATGTCAGCAGCATTTCTTTCTTCCTTATCAAGTCTTTTACCTAAATTAGTTAAAGCCTCACTAAGCTGTTGTTCATCAGTTTTTATTTCTTTTTTTGCTAATTTGAATCCTAATACTCTTCCTGATGATGGTGGCAGTGGTGGTGGCAGTGCAAATCCTCCCGGTGGCAGTGGTGCTCCTCCTGGTGGCGGCGGTGGTGGCGGTGGTGGTGGTGGTGGTCCTCCCGGTGGCGGCG